AGCAGTCAATAAATATGGAAAAGAAAATTTTACTTTCAATGTTCTTTGCGTAGGAAGTAGAGATTATATCTACTCTCTAGAAAGTAGAGCTATTGTCGCTTACAACAGTGACGCAACAAACGGCCACGGCTACAACTTATGCAATGGCGGCATTGTGAATAATCAATTAAACAAAGGGAAGAAGATAGGAACAAGGTCTGATGATGTACCAGTTTTTGTTTCTGGTTGGTGGTTTCCCAATAGAAGAAAAGCCTTAGAGACCCTCAATTGGGGCGCTGGTATGTATGCTTTTAGGAAAAAGAGAAATCTTTTGGGCAGTGTATCAGTCATTTACCCTAAAAGAAAGTATCAAGAGCCTGTATATATCCAAGATTTTTGGTTTCCAGATAGGAAAACGTGTCTTGAAAAATTGAACATAACTCTCCACTTCTATGAAAAATTTAGAAAACAAACCCAAACAAAAGAGGTTCTCTAATGTCAGAACTTGATCAAATTATTTCTATCCAAATTACTCGTGAAACAACGCCAGTAAGTACCGTCTCGTTCCAAATTCCTTTGATCCTGTCTACCCATACGAAGTTTGCTGAGCGTGCTCGTGTCTACACTGACTTTGATGCAATTGCTGCTGATTTTGACTCTGTAGATAAAGTTTATGTTATTGCACAGCGTATCTTCGGTCAAGCGGGCGCTCGTGTGCCTTCTGTTGTAGTTGGTCGTCGCCAAGTAGATGAAGTAACCATTACTCCAACTGTTGCGAACAACACCACCTACACTGTTACCATTAATGGTACAGATTACAGCTATGTATCTGACTCTGATGCAATTGCCTCTGAAATCACTGCTGGTCTGGCCACCGCTATTGGCGCTCTTGCTGGTATCACCGTTACAGATAACCTAGGTACTCTAACTGTAGAAGTTACTACTCCCGGTACTGCTTGGTCAATTGCTGTTTCTAGCAACCTGACTAAAGTTGACACTGCTCCAACAGAGACTTGGGTTGAAGCTCTTGATGCTGTTACTGAAGTAAACAACACTTGGTATGCCTTGGTTGCTGAAACTCACGTACAAGCAGATGTAGAGGCTCTTGCTGCTGCTATTCAAACCCGCCGTAAGATTTATGGTACTTCTACTCAGAATCCTGCTGTACCAACCACAGCAACCACTGATATCGCTTCTTTCCTTGATGCTGGTAACTATGGTCGTACTTTCTGTGTATACCTGCCAACTGCCGACACCGAATATCCAGAAGCAGCTTGGATTGGCTCTCAGCTAGCTTACACCCCCGGTTCTAATACTTGGAACTTCAAGCGTGGCGCTCTGGTTACTGTAAGTAATCTGACTGACACCCAGCGCGTTAATCTGCGTAATAAGAATTGCAACATGTACACCGAAGTTGGTGGTGTTGATATCTTCCAAGACAGCGTTATGGGTGATGGTCTGTTCATTGATGAACAAATTGTTGTGGACTGGACATATGCCCGTCTACAAGAGCAAATCTTCTTCCGCCTGATTAATACCCTCAAGGTTCCGATGACCAATCCCGGCCTGACCATTATCGAGAATGAAATTCGTAGTGTACTGTCTCAAGGCGAGGCCAATGGTGCATTTGATCGCGGTTGGACTGTAACTACTCCAGACGTTCTGAGTATCCCTCAGAATCTTCGTGCTCAACGTATTGCAGGTGCTTTCAAGTTCCGTGCTCGTCTAGCTGGGGCTGTTCATAAGATCGTTATTGAAGGCTTCCTTGGTATTTGAGAATTAAAGTTGCAAAACGTAGCCTTTTACTTTAGAATATTAGGCTCTCATTCATAAAAATAGGAGGTTTACGTTTTGCAAAAATTCTATCTATACAAGATAACCAACGTAATAAATCAAAAAGTCTACATTGGCATGACTAGTAACCCTAAACGAAGGTTCAAAGATCATCTGAGTAAGAACTCTACGTGCACGAAGATTAAGCATGCGATTCAGAAGCATGGAAAGGAAAACTTTGTTTTTGAAGTAATTTGTGTAGGCTCTGAAGAATACATAATCGAGCTAGAAGAGAAGGCTATAATTGCGTACAACAGTATTGAACACGGATATAATCTAGTCTTAGGAAACCCAAAGACGGGTGCTATGTGTTTGTCGGAAGAAATGAAACAGAAAATCTCCGATGGGCTTAATAAGTTCTATTCTGAAAATATTCCATGGAATCGTGGTATCAAACTGGGAAGAAGAAAAAAGTATGATCCTCACTATGTCTCAGGATTTTGGTTTCCTCACTTAGAAGACGCCAGTAAAGCGCTTGGGAGAGGTATGAACCAATTGAGACGATGGCGTAAAGACGGTACTTTGGGCGATGTTCAGAGATTAAGTAAAGATTCATTGGAGAAACCTATTTACGTTGGTGGGTTTTGGTTTGATACGTTATCTAATGCTTGCAGTGCTCTTGGTCAAGAAAGGATGACTCTAATCAAGAGAGTTAAAGATGGTGCCGTGGAAGAGAAATTTCGTAAACGCGGCAATAGTGGTGAAGATAATCATATGAAAGGTAGAACAGGTTTTCTTCATCACAATTCAAGGGCTGTAGAAGTAGACGGGGTTATCTATGGTTCAGTAGCAGAAGCTATTAGAAGCACAGAATATACCAAGAAAATTCTTTATAATCGATTAAAAAGCAATTCTGCAAATATAAGATACGTAGATAGCGAGGAATTAATATAACATGAGCGATATTCTAATTGGGAATTACAGCCCCGAAGCTGTAAGCATTGTACTCTCCAAAGGTGATTTTGTCCACACCGTTACTGGCTATGCTGAGGGAACTTTCATAAACGCATCGAGGTTAGTAGCGGCCTCAGAACCCTATATTGGCAGTGACCTCACCGGCGGTCGGGTCAAGCGTCGTAACCGTTCTATGAACGTAACTATCAGCCTACACCAATATAGCCAATCAAATTATGTTCTGCAAGCTCTGCAACGCGCCGATGAAGAAACTGACGATAACACTTGGGTGGTGAGCTGCACTATCAAAGACAATAGTGGTCAGACTTACTTCTTCTCTAACCAAACCATCATTGCAACTACCCCTGATGTAGCTCTGTCTTCAACTACAGAGATGCGTGATTGGACTCTGTTCATGTTCAACACAGATAATTACATTGGCGGCAATACTCCAATGGATGAAGCTGCTGTTGCTGCTGTGAATGCCGTTGGTGGTGAAGTAGCGGATCGTTGGCTTCTGAGTAATCAGTAGTAATCTATATAGAGGGACGGGATGAAGGGATTTTCCTTCTCCCTCTCTCCTTTTAAATTTAAGGAGAGGATATGGCCTCTGATTTAGAGATTTTTAACTACATTCCTGAAGAAGTTGTATTTCTGGTATATGGCATCCCTCTTAGTGGTTTTGTTGATGGAACATTCATTGAAATCACTAAAGACGTTAATCCGTACACGTCTACAGTTACAGCGGATGGCACAGTTAGTAGACGATACAACAACAGTCAGATGTACACCATTAGTTTCACAATCCACAATGGTAGTGTTTCAAACGACATTCTTACCAAATTCTGGCAGTTGGATGAAATCACACAAAGGGGTAAGTTCCCTTTGATGATGAAAGATGGCAGCGGAACAGACCTATTCTTCTCAACTACAACTTGGATTGAAACTCCCCCTCCAATTGTAAAGTCGAACGGAATTGATGGAAGAACTTGGACACTTAGAAGTAGTCAAGGTGTCATTAATATCGGTAGTAACCAAGACCCGTCTAGCATTCTACAAGATATTGTTAATTTGGCAACATCTGCACTACCAGCTCTTGAGGGGATTATTTAATGGCTAATTCCTTCTCTGTAAATACATATAATCCTGCGGATGTGGTCTTCACTCTCGGTGGTTATCAACTAGCAGGTTGGGATGACATTTCAATCTCAAGGCTTGCCCCAGGTTTTAGACAGATTCGTGGTATTCGTGGTAAACACACCACTGTACCAACTGGAGATAGTTCAGCACTTCTAACTATCTCTCTTATTCAAACATCTCCAACTAACGATGTTCTTTCAGCAATTCATGAACTTGATCTTGTAGAAGGTACTGGTCGTATTGCTCTAACACTTAAAGATAATTCTGGTAGAAGTGTTTTTAGTAGTGATGAAGCTCGTATCATCTCTTACCCAGAAGTTAGATTTTCTGGTGACTTTGAATATCGTGTTTGGACATTCTTTTGTCAAACAACTACATATTTCGTTGGCGGGAATACACGACCATCTACAGGGTTGTTTGACGCTGCACTTGGCTCTATTTCTGGATTGGCCTCCAGCTTATTTTAATTTTAAATTCTGAGGAAAACAAATGAAGAATCTTAATCTAGAGGAAATTGCACTTCCTCAAGAAATACTTACTGTAGATGATGTTGAGTATCTTGTAACTGCTATGTCTGCTACAGATGGTTTGCAGTTTATGGAAAAGCATCAAGATAGTATTGATAAAGGTAAAGCTGATCTTGCTCTAATGAAGCAAGTTATTTGTAAATACGTTTGTAAAGACAATAAAGCAATTGATGCTAAACGCTTTGACGTAATCTTTGCTCGTAAGTTTGGTCATCTATCTAAACTCTATAATGCTGTTCTTGAGTATAATTTTGAGGACCTAGATGGTTTCGGAGACGCCGGTTCCGAGGAATAAAATCTTCTGAGCCGGCAAGAAAACTTACGAAAGAAGAGCAGCAGATACAAGAAGAATTTTCACTTCCTTGGGAAATCTTCAGAGTAGCAACACATGAGCTTGGCGGTATTCACTTAGTAGCAGAGATGAGCACTAAATACTCCACAAAGCAGTTGTTCGATATGATTGAAGTGCTAGACGTTCATGACGCTATGAAAAAGATTGCTTACGATAAAGCCCAAGCCGAGGCTAAAGCTAAACAAAAACAACAAGGGAGTAAGTAAATGTCTGGAGCAATTGCAAGCTACTTTGCGACTCTGGGTTTCCGAGTGGAACGCAAGGAACTTCGCAAAGTAGATACTACGCTCAAACAGATCGAAGACAAGCTTCGTCGTTTTGGTAAGAAGATTGATCGTCACCTAAAAATCAATCTTGACGTTAATAAGTTCACTGTAGATCAGAAGAAGCTAAATCTTGCTCTGGGCAATGCCCTCGATCTTGCCTCAGCTAGACTTGTTTTTCAAGTAAGTCGCTTTAATGTCGACCAGGCACGATTAAATGCTCAAATGGCGACAGCCGTTGGTAGAGCAAGTAGACTAGCCTCTGCTCGCGTCAACCCGGATGTAGGTGTAAGAGAAAGACTCCCGAGAGAAACTATAAGACATAGAGATGCTATTGTCGCTGGCGGTGTTGGTGGATTAGCTGCAAGGATGTACACTCCAGCATTAGGTCTTGCTTTAGGTGGGTATGGTCTTGGACAAGTTAACAGACGTAACCAAGAAGTTGTATCCGCTCAGCTAATGACTCAAGCCGTAGTTCAACAAGCTGGTGGGACAGCCCAGCAAGGGGAACAGTCTTTTGACTGGTTGAGAAGTCAAGCCCAACGTGTTGGTTTCAACTACCTAGACGCTGCCCCAGACTTTAACAAACTGCTCTCGGGCCTGACTGGCGCTGGTATGTCTGTTGAGCAAGGTCAGAATGTGTTTCAAGGATTTGCTGAGCTATCTCGTGTTAATAAGCTAGATAAAACTTCCCAGAATAGATTATTCAGAGCACTTTCACAAGTAGCGGGTAAAAACCAGCTTATGAGTGAGGAACTTACTGGGCAAATCGCAGAAGCTCTCCCTGGTGGCGTAGCACTCTTTGCCGAGGCATATCAGAGACAGATAGGCGGTAATCTTCAAGGATCAGAAGCTATTCAAGCTCTTAGAAAGGCTATGGAAGGTCGCCAAGTTAAAGGTGATATCCTTATTCAAGCTGCACAAATTGCATCTGAAAAGGCAAACAAAGGTGGTGCTCTAACTGTAGCAGCAAGAGCTTCACAAGCTGAGCAAGCAAGATTTCAAAATACACTGTCTGATCAAGCTATTCTAGCTTCTAATGCAGGTGTTGAGAGTGGTTTTGCTCGTCTGTTCCGTTCAATGACAGCAGCCCTTAAAGAGGCTTCTCCGCTTGTTGAATCAATGGCTCGTGGTTTTGATAGTGTATCATTGTCGGTTTCTAAAGCACTACTATCTATCCAGTCTATTCAACGATTCTTCCAAGGTCGTGATAGTCTACTAGGCGATAAGCTCTTCCCAACAGAAGAAGGGAAAGCTAAGGCTTTTGAGTTTCTTGAGAACCTAAAGACTCTGATGACAGAGCTAGATAAGCTTTCAACCAACATATATAACGGTTGGTCAATGTTGTTAGATAAGCTAGACAATAGTGCAGTTATTGATAAATTGAATACAACTATTGCAACCATTGCTAATGCTGCAAACGTAGTAAACAATCTTGCGGAAGGTAATTTATCTGGAGCTATGGACGCTGCTGCATCTGTGGGCAAGAGCACAATCAATACAATCACTGCACCCGGTAGAACTGGTGCCAATGCAATCTTGTCAACTTTCACAGACAGACGGATTCCTGTTCCTTTTGAGGAAACAGATTCTCAACTTGATTGGGCAACTCGATACAAAGCAGAACAAGCTAAGCTGGCTGCTGAGAATTTCAATAAGTATGATCTTCCAGGCATTAACAAACCGTTGGCTCAAGGACAATCTTCAACAAACTTGGAGATTAAAATGGATGTTGAGATTAAAGCAGCTAACCCTGAAGACTTTAATCAGCAATTCCAAGAAAAGTTTAAGTCTGTTATTCAGGACACATTGATTCAATATTCTCAGAAGGAGTAGTTGATTTCTTCATAATTTTAGTGTAGAATATTAGTTTTATTTTACGGAGAAATTCAATGAATTATGAAGATTTTGGCGAAGTCTTTCAGGATAATTTTTGTGGCGAAAGATTTGGCGATGAACAGCAACTGGAAGTTATAGGTTGGAGTGGGAAACAATCCAGTCACAAACTCTATTTAGTTCAATGCTCTATCTGCAAACAAGACCCAGAATTGTTTGGCGATGGGTTGTTCAAAAGCATTAAAGGTAATCTTAAGAAAGGTCAAATTCCTTGTGGATGTGCAGAACGTGTCGTATGGTCTGAAGATCAGATGAAAATCCTATGTGAAAGGAAAGCGAAAGATTTAAATTATACTTTCTTTGGCTGGCAAGGGGAGTTCAATGGGTATAATACTAAACTTATCCTATCTTGCGAGAAACATGGTGAGTGGAGAACAGGTAGTGCTCACTCCCTTGTAGCTAATAGCAGTGGGTGTCCCGCTTGTCGTCAAGATGCGCTTAGGGCTTCTAAAATAAAACCAGACTCAGAAATGATTGCGTCTTTCTTCGCTTCTGGTGCTTTCCATCCCGATACTAAGTTTTGGAGAAGTGAGAGAAAGACTAAGCAGAACAGGGCAATTTATTGGAATGTGTATTGCCCTGTATGTGAATCTCAAGGGGAAACCACATCAGACTGTTTACAAATGGGCACAGCCTGTTGCGATTGTTCCCACTATAAGCAAAGGCAAGCTTATATAAACTTAGTTTCTGATGGAGACACACCTCTATGTGTAAAGTTTGGTATATCATCTGCGGCTAAGAAACGATTGGCTCGACAAAAAGTTATGTCTTCAGTTGATGTAAAATCTTTGTACGTATTCTATTTTAAATCTTCCATGGATTGTAAAGCAGCAGAGAGGGAGTGTAAATTAACTCTAGATAGAGGTGTTGTAGGAAAAGATATCTTGCCCGATGGATGGTCTGAAACCACTTACTTACATAATATGGACACTATAATTCAAATTTACAAAAAGTATGGAGGGGTTGAGAATGACCTATGCAATAAAGTGGGGGGGTGATTCTCCTAACTCTGGCGGGTTTGTATATTTTGATGCAGTTCTCTTAATAACGGAGACACATAGTGGTCAAATAAGTAAACACCCGATAGATTCTGGAGCCTCCATTACTGACCATTATACGAAAGATAATAGTAAGTGGACAATCTCTGCTGTTATCTCAGGGATTGATATTTCTACAGGGAAGTATTTGATTCAAGATATTGACGGTAACTTTGCTTTCAATGCTACACAAGCCCCAAATCCTGTTTCTGTTCAAAGTACAGATAATAGTATTCTTACAAAGTTTATCCCAGACTCTATTGGACAGTTTCTGCCAGATAGAAGTCCAGAAACTACGATGGATGCGGCTAGAGCTGATTTGCTTGAACAGATTAAGCAAGGACTGATTAACCTAACATCTGGCGTTATCTTCAACGAAGAGACGGGTCAGTTTGACAGTAACATTGAACTTGTTCAGCTTTATGAGTTTGACGGAAGTCTCCTAAAGAAGATTATCAATAACCTTGTAATCACAAACATTACATTCAATGAGAATACAGACTCCGGTTTTGCTCTGTTCTGTGATATCAGCTTTGAACAAGTTACGTTTGCTTATCTGAAGAAAGTAGAAATTCCGCGTAGAGTTACACAAGCTTTAACAAAGAAGGCTGAAAGTAAAACAAGTCTAGGTAAGTGCGACTCTACACCTAAAGACCCAAACTCTGCTGACAATACAGACTCTCAGACAAAGAAAGATGCTGTGAACGATAGTGACCCATTAAGGACTACGCAATGACAAGATATGTTGACATACCTTTGAGTGGTTCTTCTTTCTATGATTTGTCTATCTCTCTTGAGGGAAACTCCTACATTATTCAATTCATTTACAATGAGCGTATGGCTCTTTATACAATGAGTTTGTTTGATGCTGACAAGAATCCAATTGTTCAAGGTGTTGCTTTAGTTCCTGATTATCCAATGTTTGTTGATTACAGACTTCCTAATCTGACAGGATATTTCTTGTTGATTAACAACTCCACAACAAACACACAACAATACAAACAATATCCTGATCAAATCCACAAATACTATCAGTTGGTTTATATCTATGAGGAGGCTTGATGCAGTTTCAAAGAAATCGTCAATACCTCCTTACAGTTGGTGATACGAGTATTGGAGAAGGACTGGAGATTAACAATCTTCAAATTACTTTCGACATTACCAAATCTAGCTCTAATAAAGATAAGACTAACTCGGCTGTTGTGGAAATCTACAACCTCTCCGATGATAGTCTAAAGCTGATTGATGTTGATTACCCTGCTGCAAGATTCTCTGTTGGTTATCGTGATATTGGATTGAAAGAAGTATTCGCAGGGCAAGTAACTAACGTAACAACACGTAAGTCTGGTACAGATCGTATTACACAGATAACAATGGGTGCCGCTTACACAGAAATTAATCACGAGCTAATGAACAAGTTAGTCTCCCCCGGTAGAACTGTTCAAGATGTTGCTGAAGACATTCGTAAAGCTATTCCCGGTGTTTCTCGTGGTGTCTACAATGGAACTAACCTGAACAATCCAATCATCTACGGTTATCCTCTAATGGGTACACCAAAAGAAATGCTTAATGAGCTTTCTGAGAAGTATCAGCTTGATTGGCAGATTGATGGAGACGTTCTTTACCTTCACAACAACGATAGAGCATCATCCGAGAAGTTTGAAGAAGCTTATGTTGTTTCTAAATACACAGGATTGATTGAAAACGCTTACCGTTCCTCTGGGGACGTGAGACGTTCCAAGAAGGATCAAGTTAAGAAGCAAGTTGTACAATGGAAGATGCTTTTGAATCCTGACATTGTAGCAGGAAGTATTGTCAAGCTAGAAGATACCTTAATCCAAGGTTGGTATAAAATCGACGATCTTAGACATACTGGGGACTGGCGCGGACAAGCTTGGTATACAGAAGTAAGAGCTACAGCTATTGAAAAGGTAATTAGGAGCTAACATGTCAAATCGGGAAGGGTCGCTTCAAGAGCTTCTACAATCTGCTATTCAAAACCAGACAAACAACCTGTATACTGCTATGCCGTGTATTGTTGTTTCTGTAAGAGATAACCTTGAAGGGATGATGGTAGATATTCAACCTACTGTCAATCAGAAATTAAAAGATGGAACAGCTAAAGAACGTCCCCCTATTTTGGGAGTCCCTGTGTCCTTTCCTGTTTCAACTAGAGCCGGATTTACATTCCCGATTGAAGTTGGTACTCCCGGTCTTGCTGTTTTCTCAATGCGTAATCTGGATGCGTGGAAATCTGGAAACGGTAGACCATCAAATCCTCTGAACTTTGCTAAATTCGATAAAGGGGATGCAATCTTTATTCCGGGTATTCAGCCTCCTAGCGTATCCGTCAACAACCCTTCTAAAAGGCTCTGGCAGCACTCTACAAGCGATGCTGTGTTAGTTAATAATATAGGCACAGGGCAAGAAGTAGAAGTGCGTCTGAAAGCTTCCGGAGACGTTGTAATCAATACTAATCAGAACGTCTTTGTGAATTGTGATAATGCAACAGTTACTGCCCAAAGTAATCTAGATATCACAGCAAACAACATCACAATTGATGCTCTTGAATCTTTCAACCTAACTTCCCCTGTTGCAAATATCAGTATTGGTTCTACATCATGGTCTGGCACTATTTCGCAGTCTGGTAATTATTCTGGTATGGGTGTACAAACCTTTAACGGTGTAATTTTCTCTTCCCATGTTCACGGTGCATCGCCGCCTCCATCAAATCCATAAGGAGAAATGAGTGGATATTCTTTTAGATGCCAACAGTATTTCTTCTTTTTATGGAGATTCTGTTTGGGTAAATGGCCCATTAACTAAAGCCGGAACAACACAACTTTTTACACAGACTGTTGCTCAAAGGCTCAGAATCAGACTTTTGAGTTTTCAGGAAGAGTGGTTTCTCGATCAAGAGTATGGTGTTCCCTACTTTCAACGTGTCCTCGGAATGAAACCAACTAAATCTGCAATCGATCTTATTTTTCAGCAAGAAATCTTAGATGTTCGAGGAGTTAGAGAAATTACGTTTTTCTCTAGCACACTCCAAAACAGAATTTATTCCCTCTCTTTCCGTGTCCGTGTTGTAACTGGAGAAGAGACAGAAACTATCAGCTTAAACCCAATTAACTAAGGAGCTTGTATGGCTTTTGGAATTTCAGAAACAGGCTTTTCAATTAAACGCCTACAAGACATTCTTACAGAACAAAGACAAAAAGCAGTAGAACTTTTTCAAGATTTGACGGTCCCAGGCGATGTCGTAGATACGTCTCCCGATAGCCTTCTTGGTAGATTGATTGCCCTGGATGCTGCTGGTGACGCTGATCTTTGGGAAGTTGCTCAACAAAGTTGGACAGCTCTTGATCCAAACTCTGCAACAGGGGTTTCTTTAGATAATATAGTTCAGTATGGTGGCATTTCAAGATTTGGGCCATCAGCTTCAACAGCAGTTGGATTATTTGCTGGTGATAACGGAACTTTGATTCTTGGCGGAAGCGTTGTAAAATCAGCAGATGATAACGAGTTTAGTGTTATTGGAAGTGTTGCTCTTTCCCCATCTCTGGCTGCTGGCGTAACAGTTGTAGTTAACAGTGTTTCAAACGCTACACAGTACCGTATTACGTATACTACTGGCACCACAGGAAGCTCTACTGTTACATATACTTCTGACTCAAGTGCCACTGAAACAGAAATTCTAAACGGATTACAGTCCCTAATTTCAAGTTCTCATCCGCTTCTTGTTGCATCTGTTGTAGGAACCACGCTGGTAATTAACCTTGCTGATGTATTTCAAACGTCAACTTTCACAACAACTGGCAATCTGAGCATTACTAAAGTAAGGAAGACGGGGCAGTTACAAGCAGTAGAAGATGGTGCAATTGAGCAAGAAGCTAACACAATTAATCAAATTGTAACTCCGGTCTTTGGGTGGGATAGTATCACTAACCCTATTGCTGCTTCCCCAGGTAGGCTTTTGGAAACTGACGAAGAGCTACGGATTCGTTTCAGAAACACCAAGCTTGAAAGAAGTTCAAACATTCTTGATAGTTTATACTCAGCACTTCTTAATCTAGAAGGTGTTGAAGAAGTACAAATCTACGAAAACGATACAGATATTACAGATTCTAATGGGGTTCTTCCTCACAGTTTCCTTCCTGTGGTTCTTGGTGGCAGTTCACAATTGATTGCTGACACTATTTGGGAAAATAAGCCGATGGGTATCCGCAGTCAAGGGAATACTGTCGTATCGGTTATTGATAGTCAAGGTTTCCCTCATAACATTGGTTTTGAAAGACCAAACCCAGTAACTATTTACATTGAAATGACATTGAGTCTTAATCCTGAAGCTCCGACTCCTTTCCCCGGCAATGGAGTCGAACAGATTCAAGATTCTATTATCTCTTATGCAGATGATAATTTTGGTGTGGGTAAGGATGTTATCTATTCCAGACTCTTTACCCCAATCAACGCTGTTCCAGGGCACCAGATTGATAGCTTGTTTATTGGTACAACCCCTTCTCCTGCTTCAACATCAAATATTGTAATTGATTTCAACGAGCTTGCCTCTTTTGAAAGTGTGAATATTTCGGTAAATGTGGTCTAAGGAGGGAACATGCTTGTAGGTTTTAGTGAACAAGATTATCTATCCGAAGCTAGATCACGCACTGGTGAACAGTTCAAAAATAAAGAAATCATTGATCGTTATATACAGCTTCTGATTGACCAGCAAACACAGATTCAAGATGTATTTAAAGACCTGATTCAAAAGCGAAGCATTGATGAAGCTACTGGTGCAACACTGGATATCATTGGAGAAATTGTAGGTCAACCTAGAGAACTTATCAGTGCCGATCTTTTCAATTTCTTCGGATTCCAAGGTGCATTGAAAGCAGATACTTTTGGTGACTTTGGTTTCCCAGTGACCGGGAGCAGGTTTTATGATTTCGGAACACCTCTTGGCGGAAATGTCCTTCTAGACGATGAAACATACAGATTGTTCATTAAAGCGAAGATTTTAAAAAATAGAACAGCCTCCACACCAGAAGAATTTATAGCTTTCATTAACTTCTTGTTTGGCACCAGTACCACGGCCATTTTAGCAGAAGGAAATGCTGAATATACCATTCTTTTTGGAAGAGAACTATCAGCTTTTGAACAAGTGCTTTTGAATTACATTTCAACAAGTCAAGGATACCCTTCAAGACTTATTCCTAAAACTGTGGGAGTCAGGATCAATTTCGGATGGTTTGAGGTTGACGACTACTTTGGATTTCAAGGTGCTCTTGGCGCTAAAGGTTTTGGAGAGTTTAGTGGAACATTTGGGTGGGGTCTTGGGTACGGAGTTGGATATGGTGATTCTGACTTTTCAAACGCTGGCGGTGGCCAGTTTGCAACACTATTTTAAATCTGAGGAATAAATATTATGGCTGAAATCTTAAAGCCTTCAAATCTAAGTCTTACATGGGCGTCTGGTGGTGATATTCTTGATCCAGGCAATACTAAATACGCAACTGGTTGGCAAGTTGAGATTCCACCACGACAGTGGTTCAACTATCTTGATAACCGTCAAGATGAAGCCATTGCACACATCAATCAACATGGTATTGCTGTTTGGGATAATGTAACAGAGTATCAAGCTAGTAAATCTTATGTTCAAGGTAGTAATGGTAAAATTTATGTAGCCATTCAAACACACACCAATCAAAACCCTGTAACTGATGTTTCCGAAGTTTTTTGGGCGGAATTGGCGGTCAATGGGTTGACCATTTTTACTGCTAGCACAACTTGGACAGTACCTGCAATTCTTAAATTGGGAATCAAGAAACCAAAAGTCACTGTCATAGGTGGCGGTGGCGGTGGTGGTCGTGGAACTGCAACGTCTTTAAGGGGAGGTGGCGGTGGCGGTGGTGGTCGCGCTATTAAATTTGTTGATCTTACCAATATGTCAAATATTTCTATCACTGTCGGTGGTGGTGGAGCAGGAACATCAGACCTTGGGGGAACAGGAACTGCCGGTGGCTCTAGTAGCTTTGGTACTTTCTGTAGTGCCACAGGTGGCGGTGGCGGTGGTGGAGAAGCTGGCGCAGAAGCAGGTGGTGTTAGCGGCGCAGGGGTGGGCGGCGATCTGAATGATGGTCTGGGAGATGGGTCTGATGGTGGAGCTTCCTCTGGCACTGGTGGCGGGCCAGGGGGCCGTGGAAGCTTTGATGGTGAATCTAATGGTAAGGGTTATGGTGGTGGCGGTGGTGGAGTTAGTTCTTTTGTTGCATCTTCTGGTTCAGGCGCAACAGGTGTAATTATTGTGGAGTGGTGATATGTGGGCATTAATTGTTGATAATGAAGTGAAAGAAATTACTGGTGAAGACCCGACTGAAAAATATCACTCTTCATTAAAATGGGTAGTAGCTGATTCCTCTGTCCAAATCGGTATGCAGTATGTTAATGGGAATTTTTCCAAAAAAATAATTTCTAAAGCTGGACTAGAAATTATTGAACGGCTTTGGAGAGATGATGAGCTTAAACGTGCTGATTATGAATTAAATAAAGTTCAAGATGCAGACCCAAAAGCAAGAGGCTCTGTAGCTGATTGGAGAGGCTACAGAAAAGCTCTTCGTTCTCTTCCAGAGCATCCGAATTTTACAGACATCTCCGCAAGACCTAACCCCCCTGATTTAATATAAGGATAAAATATGCCACAGCAAACATCTCCTTGGGTTGAAGGAAAATATGGCTGGAATTTTGGAGAAAATAACTGGAACGGAGGCATGGACGAAAACCTTTTAAAGTTTTCTTTTATGTTTGATAGAAATGTAGATAGTATTACATCCTCCCTACCTGCTGCTGTTAATGGTGAAGCCCATTATCTAACTACTGATAACAGACTTTATTTTGCAGTAGGAACAACTTATTTCTCTTCCCCAGTTCCAAAATGGTTTATAATAGTTGTTAGATCAACAGGGCAGACCTATCAATTCAATGGCACATCCTTAGTTCAAATAGATACATCTACTCAAACAGATTCTAGATTAGATGCCGTAGAATTATCCATTACTAATATCGCAAATACTTCAGATATTTTAAAAGGCGCAGCATTAGTAGGTTTTGATGGAAATACTTTAGCCCAACAATTAAAGTCTCGTTTGAATAGAGTTGTTGATAATATTACAGGTCTAAAAGCTTTAGATAAAACGAAATATACTCGTGCTTTTGTCACTGGTTATTATGCAAAAGGCGATGGCGGCGGTGGCGCCTATTATCTGGATGCCGACGATACTACGAGTGCAGATAATGGTGGTTCTATCATCGTTGCCACTGATGGTGGAAGATGGAAATTTGTAATTAACAATGAATGGAGCGTAAAACAATTTGGTGCTAAAGGTGATGGTGTTAGTGACGATACCGCCTTTATTCAAGCTGCTATTAATGCTCTTCCCCTAAAAGGGGGTACGGTTCGTATTCCTGGTGGAACTTACAAGCTTAATACCCAGATTACTATTGGGGACGGTAATGGTGGAACTACACCTTCTACTAGGAATGGTATTAAGCTTGTCGGTCAAGGTGCGGGGTTCGCTGTAAGTGGAGCAGGTGTCCCAACTATCCTTAGTTGGAATGGTGCTTCTACTACATCTTCTATGGTTAGTGTTAGAGGTCAAATCTCCGATTGTGAAGTCTCTGGTATTTTCTTTGAATGTCAAGGCGCCGCCGGTGGTATGGATTTAACCTCATTTAGCGGCTGCACAGTCAAAAACATCAAAATCGTAAACCCAAAAAGCAATGGGTTGACTATCCTCGGCGGCGCCGCACCTACTGGCAACTATAATATTTTCAACGTATTTGAGAACATTAACATTGCACTTCTTAGCGCCAATTCAATTGGTCTCTTTATGGACGGTGTTTACTCTGTTCAAAATGATACGTGGATTAGTCAGTTCCGAAACGTCAGGATTGAAACAGTATCAGGTGCTACTGATGCGACATGCGCATGGTTTAAATTCGTAGACTCTTGTAGTTTCTATCGTTGTCATTTTGACCATAAGCCAGAGGTGACAAGTAACGGTATTATTTTTGACGCATTAGCTAATAATGATTTTCCTGCTGGGATGGCTTTCTATGACTGTTCTGTGTCTAAAACAGCGGTTTTAGAAGACGGCACTCATTTTATTCGTAAAAATTATTTCTATGGTTTTGGTACATATGATTTAGAAGTAATTCCAGCGCATTCTAAACTTTGTGGTATCACAGATTCTGGAGAGGTGTTTGGGGACTTTCTTTATGGAAATTCTTTACTTTCTTGGGATGATTTTACCCCTACCATTTCATTGGTGGGTGGCGCGGGAAACACTGTTCCGAATTATTCAACAACTTTTGCTAAGTATAAGAAGTTCGGAAAAACTGTTCACTATACAATCTTCTTCGATGGTGATGGGGGCGATGAAGGAGCAGGTACTGGGGCGTTGAATATTAATCTACCATTCCCAGCAGCAGCATCTGGAGTATTTTGGGAACATTTTGGAAGAGTTGTTAATGGAGCCACTTCTTACGTAGCATTTGGTCGTATTCTTGCCGGTGCATCTACAGTGCAACTGCGTATTTTTGACACAGCCACCACTACTAGAACATTAACAGGGGCTGACCAAAATAGTGTAACGAGAACTATTTCTGTAAGCGGAACTTATGAGACAGTTTGAATTTAAACCAGAACACATTAAAAGATTTGTCAGAATAGGTGGAATTTTGATTACTGCTAGAGTTAAGTTTACTGTTGCTGGAAACGGCACAATTGCTTCTTTTGTTCGAGTTAAAGTTTAGGATGCACCCTTTAAAACAAAAACTCATAGTAGCCTTTATTGCAGCGGGGCTTTCTAGCTCTGCTGCTTTTGTTGCTTATGATTTAACACTCCCCAGCGAAGGGTTTCATCAAGAAGTATATTTAGACCCTGTTAACTTACCAACTGTATGCGTTGGAAGAATGGATCGCTCTCTTAAACTTGGGCAGAAATTCAGCATTGAAGAATGTATGGAAATGTTTGCCGAAGATTGGAAGAAACATCAAAGGCAACTAGATTCTGTTGTCAAAGTTCCCTATGCGTCAGAATGGCAGAAAGAATCTCTTACAGACTTCACCTTTAACGTAGGACTGGGGAATGTCAGAAGCAGTACCCTCATTAAGCTACTGAACCAAAACAAACACGTAGAGGCTTGTAGACAGCTTACGCGATGGGTATATGCTGGCGGTAGGACACTGAGAGGTCTTGTCACTAGAAGACAGAACACAATGTCGTATTGTCTCGGTGAGCTGAGTTGGGATAAACAAAAAGCATTTGAAGCATTTGAGGTGGAATTTGAAAAAGCTCGCAAAGAACTGGAAGCAAAGACTCCTTAAATCTTATTCTAGTCTTTCCATTATTGCAAACATTCTTGTAGCTCTCAGCGTAACCGGACTTTCAATAGTGGGCGTTATAAGTGTTCAGGTTAGTTTACCAATCTTACTAGCGATTACTCTACCTTTAGGTTTATTAGGTCTGATAGGTAGAGTAATAGATCAGGGGCTTGATGATATTAGGCAAGAGTGTAAAGGAGGAATGGAAGATGATTCTAAATAAACCACTTATTCTTGCACTTCTTATTTCCCTCTCTTTCAATGGATTGTTTGGTTATCTCTCGTACACATTTTACTCTAAAAAAGCAGTGGTAGAAAGTCAACTAACTCAATTAAAAACAGACTACAAATCGCTTGAAAGCTCCATGCTGAATCAAGAGACAGCTTGCAAGATTCAAGAAGAAATAGTATCTGATTTCATTGAGGAAAAGGGTGTTCTTGATCAAAAAGAGAAGGATATTCTGACAGAGATAGACAAACTTCCAAGTAAGCCTATTAAACAAGATAAGCCAAAGAGAGAAGACAATGTTCAAGAAAACAATGTTGCTGGGCTTGACGATGCTCTTCCTGTTGAGCTTGTCAGGATGCTCAAACAAAGCTTCGATAACAGTATACAAAGATAGAGTGCATGTGATGCCTGATAGCCTCCTTGTTGACCCTTGTGAGGCTATTGAAGCTGGTGAGACTGTTAGAAGTTTATCAAAAGCCTATATTTCCAATACCATATGTATAGGAAAATATAGGCTTTTACTAGATAAACAGAAAAAGTACAAAGACCAGATTCTAAACCTATATCAAAAATAGAATCTGACAGTCTCTACGCGCTGTTGTAAGTCTTTCTCTATATTTGTTGCTACAGATAGTAAGTTTTCTGCTATCTTAATATTAAAAGTTTGGCTCACAGCTGGTTCAAACTCCCACCACAATACATACTCACGAATAACTTCTACTTTTGCCAGTTGCCATGCGGCATGGGCCTCCATTGCGGTAGCATACATACCCAAGTGTTTACGTGTGCCACTTAAGGTTTGAACGGCTGCCCTGAACGGTTTCTTAAGAAAATTTACCATATCCTTCGAAATCTTGTCTTTAGACACTCCAATTGGATATTCGCCACGAGAAGCCCCGCATGTCCCAAAGATACAGTTTATAGCATTTGGGACAAATACGCAAGTCTGGGGACTATACTGAGTATTACCTGGGTATAACAGGTCTTTGTCTAGCCGCATACCTTGCCAGCGTTGGAGTTCCATCCAAGCTTTGAATTTTGAGAATGTTAGCCATTCTTCACAAACTGTACAGTTTGAGTAGGTTGGTTGCTTTTGCTTAACCCTAGGATTGTAACACCGAGTAAGCATGTCAACCCAAGTACGGTAAAATGGGCAGATTTCTCTTTTACCATTGACTAGGGGGTTTACTGGATATTCGGCATCATTCTTACCCACGTTTTGAACAAATTTCATTATGGTTCCCTTATATGGTGAAAAGGTTATACTATTTAAAAACAAACAGCGTTGTCAAGTCCTTTCTTGCAAAAGGCTACGTAACCAATACGTCTTGTGTTGGTAAGTACATGCTTCTACTAGAAAAGCAACGTAAGTATAAAACTGAAATTGAGGCTGTATACAATGAGTGATAGTGCAAACCACCGAATCAATAATTTATGGGAGAGGGCTGCTATTGGTCTTCTCATGATTTTGCTTGGTGTTGTACAGACACAGTATTGGGCAGATAAGAATGAATCAAAACAAGAAATTAAAGAGCTTAATACGAAAGTGTTAGAACTTTATAGAACTTCTGTTACTAAGACAGAGCTTAAAGAACTAGAGACTCGCCTTACTAATAATAATGAAGCTATCAGAGCAGACGTGAGGCAAATCCTTACTTTCTATTTAGATAAGAAGTAATTCAAAATGACAGACAGAAGGAAAGGCGACTTGTTTTGGAAAACATTAAACCTCACTGTAAACTGCACCTTCCTTCTTCTTGCCATCACCATAATGACTATTCTTTTGAGGAATGACAATTATAGATCAGACTTTTCAAACTACGAAGTAGCTTTGTATGAGTTGCGGCGGGAAGTAAATAAAGTAAATCAATCTAATTTTATGTACTTGGAGGATAAGGCCAACCGGATTGCTTCTAATCAAGACAGCTATCAGGTTAATATGAGTCGAAGAGTTGATGTTCTAGAAGAAAGAATGAAAGCTCTTGAGGCTAAGAGGACTACTCCAGCCAGAGTTACAAACACTAACACGAATATCGTGAATAAATAAAAGAAGCTATTTTAAATAGACAAATAATTCCTCAGAATATTGCCCCACTCAGGCTTGATTGCTTGGTGGGGCTTTTTGTTGTCTACGATTTAATTAAGACCGAGCCTTCTAGGCTGTATTTATCTCCATCTTTGTGGAGATGTTCTAGGGCATCAAATAAATCAAATGTAATATTGGTTTCCCGTTTAACACTGACACAATTTGCAAGAGCATACATTTGGTCAACTTCCTCTTGACTCTCCAAAGTGATAACAACGGGGGTAAATTTAGCTTCAGCTTTTTCTACTTTCATATTTATTCTCCCTCTTTATCAATTAGTTTATAAAGCGTTTCACGTAAGCGTTTCTGATAGAAAGCTTCACTACGAAAGAATGAAGCTTGTTCTAGGTTCCAAGCAGCATGAGCTTTCTCAGCAGATTCTGTGTAAAACTCTTCAAATTTCTTTGATTCCATAAGCTGCTCTTCAATCTTTTCAATTATAGATTTCATTCTACAATCTCCAGAAACTTAGTGCGTACAGTTTTGGAAACTTCTGCTTGGAATAGTTTAACGAACTGCTTCCAATTATTTTCAGCTTCTTCCTTTGGGTCACGCTCGGTGTCCTTAGTAAACTCTTCAAAAATATCTTGCACGGTTAGACCAAGAATCTTACCAAAGTCCTTGTGACTTACTTGACCAATCTTGGACAGAACATTTGAAACACGCTGTTCTGTGCTGTACTGAAGAAGCTCGTTCATAAGGCTTGATTCCTCTTTTGATAGTTCAAACACTACCTTCTCTTTAGATTCTCGTTTCTTTTCACTAAAACCTTCAGTTTTGTTTTTGAAGTAGATACGACTTCCGTTGTTAAACCAGTTAGGCTCTACAGGCTCGATTACAAGACCTTCCGCCAAATTCTCTTGGGTGATAAATTCGTCTGGAGTTAACCAAGATTGAAACTTGTTTGAAAGCTCTAGACATTCTTTAAACGACCCCACCTTGATAACCGGAGTGAACAAGAGTCCACAATCTTTTGCAATAGATAGAGCACTAAGTTTGTCTTGCACAACCCCGTCGATCACAACGTCAAAAGCTCTGAAGTCACGTTCACCATACTCTACTTCTTTCTGCACTCCTTTACCGTACAGTTCACCATAGACGGTAAAGTCTTGCACATCGTTACGAACACACCAATCAAAAATACCTTGAGAGTAGCGGTTAATAACAGCTTGGCAATTGAAGAATGTACCATCAACAAATTGGGTTCGACTTGCAACTTTTACTTCTGTACCATCACACCAAAAGCTGAAGTTAGCGCCATGAATCTTCTCGGTTGCAATCCATAGACCAACATCCTTACCTTCATGCTGTACCTTGTCAATCAGGTTTTGACGGTAAGTATTTTCCAGACTACTAAATTTTTTAAATTCCATTACATATCCTCCTCAACATGTTGCCAGAATAATTTGATCTTGTCCAGAAGCAATCCCATCTTTCTTGTAGATGGTGAAATTGCCATCTGTCCATAGTTCTAACACAAAGCTTTCTTGGTTGTCAAATTCTTTTTCAAGAAATCGACAAATCTCCATTCCTTGTTCTACTGTTAGTCCTTTGATAGTTGTTTGATAATGTCCTCGATATTGATTATCAAGGGATAGTAGTAATTTTGCAATGTTCATAATTCCTCCAGATAAAGAAACGCCCCACTGATTGTTAGTCAGTGGGGCAATAGTAGAACCTATCGGTTCAGTTGTCAAGCACTACATGAAATACATTCGTCCTTGATGATAATACCGCTACGACTGTAGATGTAATATTGACTTAGAATGTTTTCATCCAAGAGCACTTGTGTCATCAGGTTTGCAATCAGCTCCTCTGATCCATCCTCCGGCACGTAGAAATTCAGGCTCTGTCCTTGACAAGTCCACTTCTGTCGTTGACTAGCATGACGCAGAAGAACAAATTGATCCATTTCATATCCATTTAGGAATACAAGCTTCTCTTCATTATTCAACCAATCAACGTGTTGTACAGAGCCGAGATTGTCAATCACATCTTGAATCGTCTCTGAGTTGTAAACCCCTTTCTCCTTCATCTTCTTTAGAAACTCTGGAGGGATACGCCGAAGCTCACCCACACTACTACCAGCATCAAAAACCATACCCGGATCAGGGAACCAAGATTCACTTACACCGCCCATAAGGAGACTGGTTGTCTTGGTCGGGGCATAAGCTGTACGATGCGTGTTACGCACGCCATAGCCCTTACACCACGCAGGTTCTCCATATTCTTGAGCAAGCCACTTTGAAGCTTCCAGTGATTCGTCGTGAAGGTGTTTAGCAATCTCAGACGAAAGAAATTGAGCCTCAAGGCTAATATAAGGAATGTTCTTTGATTGGAGGTAAGTGGCAAAACCCATTACACCCAAACCAATGGCACGCCCCTTAATAGTAAACTCTCGTACCTTCTCCAGCCCGATAATCTTAGCAGACTTCTCAATAAACTCTGAACACAAGCAATCTAGGAATACAGTAGCAATGAATACAGAACGTCGCTCTTTAATCTTATCCCAATGCACTAAGTTCAATGAAGCTAGAATACATGAGTAAGTTAGCAGCTCTGAACTATGGAGCATAATCTCCGAACAAAGGTTGGTAGCTTTGATAAACAAATTCCAATCTTTGTACATCTTAGGTCGGTGGCGGTTAGCTGTATCAATCTTAAAGATATAACCCTTGCCTGTGATCAGTTTTGTATAAAGAGCTTTAATCCAGCGTCGATTTGCTTCAGGGTCATCGTTCTTTAGTCGTTCAATGAATGTATCGTGAATCACCCAACCGTAATTTTTACCGTTGTGATCATGCGCCAGAGAGTCACAAGCTTCATCCCAATCTTCGTGTTCAATATCTAGGTAGGCACCAATAGAGCCTCTACGACTACCACCTTGGCTGATCTTAGATACAGTGTCAAAGAATGTATCGATTACATCGACAGCACCGTTAGCTTTACCTCCTGTACTAATCTGACTACCGCGAGCACGAATCATACTGAAGTCTGCGCTTGTTCCAAAACCTTGCTTAGAGAGTAGTGCAGTTTCTTTCAGATTCTCGTAAAAGGATTCTACACTGTCTCCAATAACTTGCCCTGAACAAGCTACAGGCATACCGCGATCTGTACCAGTGTTGGATAGAGCAGGAGAGGATGGAGACAAAATCCCATCCCAAAGCTCATTAAAGAACAGCTCTTCCCATTCTTTCTCCCTACCAACCATATGTTTTGCTAGAGTTTTTGCAATCGTTTTGTGACGACCTAAAACGGCATCTTCTCCTGGCAAGATGTATTTCTCTTTAAACATCTGCCACCCGCTTGTGGTGTACCAGTGCGGGAGATGTCCAGCCTTCTGTAGTTTTTTCCTTTCCTTGCTCAACTTCTCAAATTGCCGGATATCTTGATCATTAATACTAAAACCTTCTTCAGTTAACACCTTCAATCACTCCTTAAAGTTTAACAACGCAAATGCACCAAATTTTTCTTTTGCTGCTGTATCATATGCTCTTGCTGCTTCTTCAGCAGATATAAAATATCCCAAATGGACCGACACCCCATTATCTTTTATATATGCCCGCCATGGTCGGCTATTGTTTCTCTTTGACGAAAAACTCACACCTTTAAAACCACTTGTATTATTTGTCTGTACAGATTTATTCCCTTGCTGTTCACTACCAGAAGCAGCCCGAAGGTTTTCAATTTTATTATTTGTTTGATCGTTGTCTATATGATCGATAGACCCTAACGGAAGTTCATCATTAAATAGTAGCCACACAACTTGGTGTGTAAACAACCGCTTACCTTTAATCTGAATAATTCTTCTGCCGTCTTTTCTAACAGAACCCGCTTCTTCTCCAACGATACCTCTCCACTGCCCTGATGTTTTCACTAAAACTTTACCATCACAATACTCAAATCTTTTCCTTATCTCTTCTTTAAGATGAAAACCCATTAACCATCTCCTTATTAAAAGCCAACTTATGTTTTGCCCAATTGCGGGTGTATTGTAGTTGTGTAGCAGCAAAGAAATCAGGAACTTTTACAGTAGAAAGTTGTTGATAAAACCACTTACTGATTTCACCAGATTTCTTGTCAAACATTGGTTCCATTTCTAGACGACCAAGAACAATGTTAATTCGATCTTCAAGGAAGTCAATACATTCTTCTTCCGTTACCACGCGATTACCTTTCACTTCAAACATTTTGCTGATAATCAGTTTTTCATGTTCGTAGACATCTTCAGCCATTTTACGGATTTTATCTTTAAGGATATTGTCCCGTCTGGTACTGTGATTACCTGCTTCTTTACGTTCTGCCTTGCACTGACGGAACAAGTTGGCAGAACCAATGGAGTGAAAGTTTTCATCCTTAGCGGAGCCATCGATACCGCTCACGAAATGAGGGATCATGTTGAAACCGCGACTATTAAAACCTTTAAAGAACCCAAACACAGAGAAAAGAATAGCCCCTTCAAGGAATGCCAAAGCTGCTGTCACTTCAAGAGCGTCGTTGCTTGATGCACATTCTTCAATAAACTTAATCCGTTCTGCAAGTACAGGCTCTTGTTTCCATTGAGTGTAAAATTCATCTGTTGCCTTACCCAATACTTTGTTACCAAGATCGTAGAACGGTGCATGGCTACCAAGCTCAACATTAGCGAAGCAAGCAGCCATCCGTTGAATCTCTGGTCGTGGGAACAGCTTTGCAATCTTACCACCCCAAAGCTCATTACCACCAATCATTAATTCGTACTGAGTTAGAATCGACTGTGCAAATAGAACCCCATGAAGTTCTGCTTTATTTAGTTTAGTTCTAAAGTCTTGTTCATCTTCATCTACACCAAGTTCTTCGGCAGGCCAAAATAGAGATTGTTGCTTAATAGTCATCTCTACAGCCCAAGGATAGTGTGTTACATAAGAATCAGTTGGTGTTTCAATTTTACTCAGATACTGCTTCATCAGTTCTCCTTACTTTCCCGTTCTTTTGCTTCTTTTTCTTGACGAATTACAGACTTAGCTGTTTGTTCATTATGCCACGTTTTATCACAAGAACCTTGTTTATTCATCCTGACAAGCTCATCTCGCAATGTCTTGTCTGTACAACTATCTAAAATTGCTTCTGCACTTGCTAGGCCACTAGCTAGCCATTCTCCAGAACAAGATTCAAAGCCCGTGATTCGTGGCCCATAGATAGGTTCGTTAGTAGTTAGTGCTCTGTGCCAACATACTTCGATTTCATATCCCATTACTCGATCAAACCCCAATTGCTCTAGAAGATTTAGAATCTCTTCTTCATTGTTCCGCTCCATAATCCCAATACTGCCGGGTACACATTTTTTCAAATCATAAAAACTTAGACTGCGAGGCGTAGGCACATCAACTCTCCTTATTCAACCATTTCTTCATATACTTGTTGAGGCATCATACCTTGTTCGTACATATCTAGAATCTCTTCAATATCTTCTACAATCTCAATAAGAACATCTTTCTTAGCTTTCAGTTCTCGTTTAGATATAATATCACGCAAATCCACTAGCCATGTAGATAATGGATAATCGTTATTGATTTTCATTTATTTCTCCTTAAACTTTCATATGAGTCATCAAGGCTTTCCAGCTTACAGGGTACAACGGAGCAACAACTTCTTCAATCAGTTTTGCAAGCTCTTGTGCTTCTTTTTGAGCATGTTCTTCTATACGAAGCTTTACTACACGAGCAAAGGCAACAAGAGAACCAGTCCAAATCCAGTTAGTCATTGTGTTTTGTGGTAGTACCATCCTAGCTTGCTCGGGAGCCACACATTGATCCAGCAGGCTTACATAGCACCTAAATGATGAAATAGTCGCCAGTGTCAGAGGGTCAGTCATCCACCCATGATCCTTAATGACCGGGGACACGATTTCATCCCCACTACCTTGTTTTGCATTTTCTGGACGACTACGCCAAACAGAGGGTTTGTAAAACTCTGGGGTATCATCAATATAGCGACGACTCTCTTCGTTCCAAACAAGACCAATCTGATGTTTTACAAACTGACGTGCCATGAAGATTGGAGCCTTTACGCGAATACTGACTGATGTGTGGGCCAGAGGACTCCAATGATTATGTTTAGCAAGATACTCAATCAGTTTAGTATCTTTTTCAAGGTTAAACTCTTTAGATTCTTTAGCAAAGCTCACACGAGCAGCATTGACTACATTAATATCCGACCCCATGTGATCCACATAGTCCACTTTCATATCAACAAACTTAACTTCTGTCATACATACTCCTCAAGATTTTTAACACCATTAATAACTTTTACAATCTTATCATCTTCATACATGAATGTAGTGGGAAGAGATTTTACATTCATTTCTTTGCAAAAGCTCATGCCAATGTCTTCATCCGCGTCAATAACATGATACATAACTTCATTACGAGTTAGCAAGTCTTTTAGTACAGAGCACTGTTTGCACCAGCTCGCAGACACAATAATAATCTTTTTATTCAATTTCTTTATTCTCCTCTTCTAGCTCTTTCAAACAATCCGACCACGATAACGGCAAGTCTCTGTACACGACAAAACCGATCCCACTAGCTACCGCAATATCATAGTCTCTCTTTGTCTTAATCCGATCTTTCCAGTTCTCTTTCTCTCGCTCTTGTAGTGTGGAGCAGTGTAGCATAATCATCCTCCTTATGGAACATAATCTTCCAGATTCACCGGGACAAAATCAACTGCTTTAGCTACTTTCCCTGTCATCTTCTTTACAGAGTAGAATGGAAGACCATTAAAGATGCCTGTATCAATAAGGTACTCTACATCATCTCGTTCTTCAAGCTTCTCTTTGGCTTCTACAGCTTCATAGAAAGATGAATACACTTTTTTATCGTTGTTAGCTTGGATTGCTTCAATAGCTCCTTCAACATCATAACCAGCTTTCTCAAGCATATCCATCAGTTTAGACAGGATCACGAAAGTATCGACAACGCCATCAAGTAGTTCAACTTTATCACCAAAAATAGCAGAGTCCTTAGCTTCTTCCGATTCTTCTACAAGAAGGTTTGTTTGCAGTTCGATAGAACGCCACCACTCAGCAGAGAATGCAATCTCATCACGAACATTACACTTCTGGTTCCAGTCTAGGATTGCTTTGTAGTGGTTATACAAATTTTTCATGTGTCTCCTTAAAATTTATCAATCAATTGTTCAAACTCAAACCAATCATTAACAACAAAATGCTCTCTTAGCAAAATCTCATCTTGTGTCAATGGTGTTTGCATTTTGATAAGCTTAACACCTTCTGGTTGTTGATTCAAGTATTTGTTTCTATCATCTACAAAATGGGTGCAACGGGTGAAACCTTTCTCTTTTGTACAGTGAATGAAATCTCTAAAAGGAAACCACTTGTTCACCCAATCACATTTAGACTCAAAGTGCCCTTTCTTAGTATAGCTGACAAATCCAATTTGCCAACCCAGCTTTTTCATTCGCTCCAGTGTCTCTACTGAGTTTTTCATCGGTGGCACATTGTAGTACAAATCCTTGTCTGACCAGAACTCAATAGCCCTCTCACCAAACACATTACAGAGGTTATAATCAAATCCATGGTTAATATCTTGGTGCGGGGTCATACCAAAACTATCCTCACACCACTTCGCCCACAGTGGCCACATACTAACTACAGTTTCATCTATGTCCAGAGCAAGGATTTTACGCATCTTTGAATCGCTCTTTAATTACGTTTGCAAAGTAGATGATCTTGTTACAGTCATATTCAATACTTGTACCTTCTTTACCCTTACCTTGGATATTCTGGAAAATACGATCAAGAGCTTTCAGGATGTTCCCTCCATCAAAGTCATTATTTACCATTGACCGAATGATATCTCCAGTTTGGCAATTGAAAGTTTCCCCATCCGAAAGACGAACAATCTGTTTTTCGTAGTAGGAAGAAGCGCCACCATCAGATTTCACAGGCTTTGTGGGGGTGTTAGCAGGAATCAAATCATCTTCTTCAAACCAAACAGCCGGGCCTCCACTCAAAGCTTTTGCAAATACCTTTTTCTTGCCTTTTAGATCAACCTCTGTGTTAGTAACAACACCACCACCATGAAGATATACAGCAAATGGAACTTCATAACCAGCCCAGTTATTTACAGAATAAGTTTTAACACCTTTTGGAGAAAGGTGTACTTCATCTCCAACTTTAAACATTTTCCCACCTCCCGTCTTTTCCTAAAATCATCGGCTCCAAAACAGGAGTAGAGTCGATGATAAGACCTGTCCCGATCACCGGCCTTTTAATATTAACATTGTTGTAATTGAATGCAAGAGCGTCATCATCAATTAGGCAACCACACTGCATACCCCAATAAAGCCCCGTAGGATTACCCCAATAATCAATCTTAAAGGATTCGTGATAATGCCCTTGTACAGCACACATACCCATTTGCTGACTCAGCTTAATAACATCGCTTGACTTCCCGTGGTGAATGTAGCAGTTCTGACCATTTGGTAGTGTAATAGTTAAATCAAAAGACCACTTCCAACCACCATCCACACCAAGAACATCGTTGTAGCTTTTAATGTAATGTTTTGGGATACCGAACGTCTTTGCTTTACGCCATACAAGGCTACCATGATTTGATTCAATGATGTCCATTTTAGGGAACATCTTAAACAGTTCTGCGATAATTGGCAAGCTTTTACGAAGTTCATCACCAGCACTCGGTAGGTCTGGATCACTATCATGATAACTCATTGCGTGCTTATCCACTTCATCGCCTAGGCAGATTACTCGTGTCGGATTGTACTTATCCTTTAGATGTTGAAGGAATGCTAGTAGGTCAGGATGATGATAAGGAATGTGCATATCACTAATCAAGAGGATGCGTGAATTATCTTCTTCCCGATCTACCTTACGAACTGAATAAGTTTCAGTGCTGTGCTTGTTGTTCACAAGCTGCTCACTAAAAACCTTACGCAGATAGTCACTCACTGTGCTCTTCGGTTCATCAAGGATATCAGCAATTTTACGCCAAGACAAACCTTCTTTAGCAAGTTCTACTGCTTTTGCTTTCCAAGTATTTTCAATACCACTCAAAATCAAATCTCCTTTGGATCAATAAAAGAATAGTTGTAAATTCCATCAACACGGTATTCATCAAATTTATTACAGAAAGAAGCATAGCAATCAGCTTCACCATTCTCAAGCAATTGAATGAATAGAGGATATAGATCAATAGGAATTAGGTAGTCATGCCCATCATCATCCGTTGCAAATTTGTACCGTTGCTCTGTCACTGATTCAACTCCTCATAAATATACTTCATCAAAAGATCATTGAAACTTAACATCATAAGATGACAGTTCTTCCAATCTTCAATCGTAAGGCTTTCTTGATATTGACTAACAAGAAGGATAGTCTCCTTATATTCTCGGACTATTTCTGGTGTTAGCTTCGTTTCT